GTGATATTTCATCAAATTCAAGTACGGGAATGTCTCCAGTCGTATTAATTTTCGAGTAATGTAAATTAATTTTCATTTTTGATTTTTTAAAAGTTGAATATTTTTTTTTAGTGTATGATAATTGTTGGCTTTAATCTTACTTAATTAATTAATTTTTCCGTGTTGATCAATTCGAACTTCAAACGTTACAAGGTCTTTTATAAACGTTTTGTAACATTCAGCTTTATAGGCCCAAATAAATTCAGTATGCTCAAAAACATCAGCCGGATTTTTAACCAAATGTAAAAACTTTGGTGCAACGGACATCTTGATTTTATCTATCACTTCCTCATCTAAATGAAGCCATCCGTATTGAACTCCTAAGTCATAAAGAAAATTTAAACCGGCTGGATATTTAAACGTGCGATCTGCATCTTTGGTCCGTGCATAAAGATCCGCATAATCATTGGCACAAAGTATTCCTTGTTGCTTAATTTCTTCATCCTTTGGAGTATTCCGAATGTAATCCGCTGGCTTGGCATTTGTAACCTTCCGCATCACATCGTTTTTTTCAAGCAAATACCTCTTAATCCAAAGAACAAAATTGGATGGGTTCCAAAACACATTTGATTCGTGTTCTTTAAGGTAGTTACCATCAAGTCCATTTTCTAAGGCCAATAAAACTTCGGCTTCCGTTAAATGGTCAAACTTGTTTAAGTCTGAAAAAATCATTTGAGTTTCTACTGCATCTTCGTGCTTGGCTCTATCCTTTAGGCTTAACCGAACTTTAGCCATCGAAATGATGGTATTTGCTATCCTCATTTTTTCTTCATCTGACAAGTACATAATCTTTTGTTTTGTACTGGCATCATAAATTATGATTTCGCTTTTAGTCATCTTGGTATCTGCAAGAATCGGCTGGGAGTATTTATCTAAACTACTTCCGAATGAAGGGATTTGTATAAGTTCCATTTTTCATTTGTTCTATAAATTCGTTATGTATTTCTTGCATCTGATTAAGATTCTTAGTCATCTTACCAGGTGCCGGTTCTGAATTGGTTGAAGGTTTTTTAAAGTTATTTGAACGTTCCATCCAAGTTTTAACTCGTCTGCTAATTTCGAAAAACTTTTGTGATTCCCATCTTGGTTTTCCTTTTTTATCAGATTCCATCCAATAAGAATAAAAATTATCAAACTCGTTACCTAATTCAGATTCAAAAAATTGAATACGTTCTAAAAAAGATTGAGTAGGTTCCTTTACTACTCTTTCTTTATTATCAGTATAGTTATTATTATCTTTTTTACTGAAATCTTGGTTACTATAGTTTGATGGTTTTCCTATATTAGGATTTTCCTTTATAGGATTTCCTGTATGTAGGTTTTCCTCTGTAGGAATTTCGTATAATAGGTAATCGACAACCCAAAATCCTTTATTATTTTGGTATCGCTGGCGGACTAAATAACCAAATGTTTCAAGTTCCTTTAATGCGGAAACCACACTTGGCAATCCTTCCTTTACTTGCTTGGATATTCGTTCCGCAGAAAACTCCCAGTTCTCGGGCTTTGATTGAATAAATGCATACAATCCTTTTGCCTTAAATGAAATTTTGCAACTATTTAATAGATCATTTGGAATGGTTCCATACCTATTTTTAATAATTAGTTTGCCCATTTTTTAAATTTTTTAAAGCATTTTGATATGCTTGTGATGCTAATTCAGCATTGTTATAACATCCTAAATAAATAGATTTACCTTTAATGTTTATTTGACTTTTAAAACGATTTGTTTTTTTTACAAAATGTACTCCAGTAAATGATCCAGATTTAATTAACCTTTCTTTTGAAACATTTTCCCTATTAGTAACAATTCTTAAATTTTCCAGCCTGTTATCAGTTTTAATAGAATTTATATGATCAATGACAAAAGTATTTCCATTAATTCGATGATTTAAAAATATGACCGCAATTATTTGATGTACTAGTAAAGTTTTAGATCCAATTTCAGTTTGAATTGTAATTTTTTTATAACCATCAATATTTAATTTGATTTTTGAAAAATCTAATTCTGATAAATATTTTCTTTTGCGTTTCATCCAATCAGATTGGATTCTTCTAATTTTACCACATTTAGTGGCTTCAATGTTTGTTGCTAATCCATTATAATAAAACGGATGCCATTCTAAATTCTCCATAATAAAAAAAACCTGAATGCGTCGGAGTGCAAACAGGCTTCGGGTTTTATAAACCTTTAGAACAAATTAAGAACTCCGACCCTCTTAACTTATTGTATTGCAATATAGCAAATTAATCTTCCAATTCAAAATTTACCAATCTTTTTGTAAAGATTCCAACGTGTTGTGGAAAATCATTTTCAAACTTTTTTCCGTAATCTTGAGCAAAATAATTGATAAATTTATATGCATCATTGTATTCCTTCATCAGTTGAAAACGAATGATTTCGCAGATCATATCGGCCTTAATCCTTACTTTGTCCCTGGCAATGTAAATGCACGCAATCTTTTGAAACTCCTCGTAAATTTTTGGATTTTCTTCGTGAAATTTGATAAAACTTTTCATTAATTTGATATTTGGGTGTGTTAAAAATTTTGTTATAATCGGCTTCAAGTTGCCTTGCGATGTGGTCTTGCCACTCGTTGAAGGTTAGTTCTTTCATACCTCAAAATTAAAAAATTTACCGAGTTTAGTTTGATGATAATGATAATTCAATCGAAGGTTTCGCCTGGTTTCTCGCAAACTTTTAGTATGCTTTACTCGGCCCTTAATTTTATCTATACCATTGGGAAACCGAACGCAAGATGATAATAGTATCATCATTAAGATTATTATTTTTTTCATATTAATCTGATTAAGAAAAACACCCAGCAAGTAATTAATCCAATTAGGCCTACCATTGTAAGAAATTCGGCTTTTTCAATTGAGGACTTCTTTTTCCCTTGCATCTTCGAGCATTTTTATGGTTACTTCTCTAATTACTTCCATTACATCGGGCCTCTTTAAAAACCCGGCTTTTGCGTTTTTTCTATTATAATACGCAATTGAACGTACATTCTCCCAATACCAAGTGCGGGCCGAGAAAGGCTTAATGCCCCTCTCGTTTAAAATGTCCGCAGTCATTTGATACTTATCGACTTCCTTAATTATCATCGTTCGGAAATAAGGAATTAAAAAAATCTTCACTCATCTTGCCTTTGATCACTTCGTTTGCAGCCATATCCATAATGATCCGCCGAGTGTCAACATTCAAAGCCATATTAGACTTCATAATGTGCTGAAAGCAACTGAATGCAAAACATTCTTCATTCTGCTTTTGAGTTAAAATTACTTTAGAAGGGGAGATCGTTTCCATTGGTTTGTGGATTAAATTGTGAAACATTATTCGGCTGATTAGAACTAGGATTTTGTTGGTTGGTAGGCTTCCAGGTATCGAGTTCGACATAGAAATTACCTTGTTGGCCCCTAGCAATGCTTAGGTTTATCCATTCATTGCCTTGGCTTTGGATGAAGGCAATCGCCTCATCTTTCTTTAGGGATAGCCGACCTACTACCCATTCCGGTGCATTCTCATTTTTCTTAAAAATGAAACCCTTTGCAAATACTTTTTCTGGTTTGCTCATTTTGTTAATTGATTTTTACGATCCGTAACTAATTTAATTACCCTTTTATCAGTTTTAAAAACATCTTCGATAGTATCCCAAATTTCTTTTACTGCCTCCACCGATTGACAATCATTCAAAACTGATTCTAATTCTTTCAAGTCTTTTGTTGTTAGACTTGAATTATTCGGGCTTGTCACTTGGGTGCCGGCTGCATCCGTGTCCTTATCGGTCACTAACCCCAAAATCGAACTAATGCAGTATCTCCGAAAATAAGAAACCCCCGAACCATAAGCCTGGTAATCATTCATCGAACCAAGTTTTACTTTAGGAATTTGAGTAAACGTTTCCAATGATTCGCCACTTTCAACGTGAAATAGAATCGTGCGAATACCATCGTTCTCCAGCAATTGACTGAAACATAACCCGTGCTTTTTCATTAGTGGATTAATAGTATTAAAAATCTGAGGAAGGTCGGCATAAGTGTAATTATGGCCCTTCGTGTCTTTGTGTATTATCGGGCATTCGTTCTGAAATGCGGATAAACTTTTAATCAGGTTTTTCATTTTTATTTAAGTTAAAGTGATTTCAAATTTTTCATTTTCAAACTGAAAATTTATAACAATATATCCGGATTCATTTATTAATAAATCTGATGTGCTAAAATTTTGCTTAATTGCAGAAAAAATAGAACTACTATGATGACCCTGAATATTAATACAATCTTTGTACATCGTAATGACATAAACTCGATGATAATTCAAATTTTGAATTTCTAATTTTGAGCAAACTAATTTTAACGCATTTAATCGTTTTTCGAACTTTTCCATAATTATTTGATGGTTTTTTTAATTGATGTTGTACTTGATTTAGCTGGAGGAAAAAATTCAAATGATTCTCCGGTTTCCTCATCAACCGTGATTGTCTTAGATTTAAGAGCCTTGCAGAATGCCTCTACTTCCTTCTGCTTTTCTTTCAAAGCATTGATCTGCTCATTAAGATCATTCCATTTCTGATTCGCAGTAAAGTCATATCGTGTACCAACTTCGGCCACTTGCAGCTCCACCCGGAAAGCATTGGTTTTAGATCCATCGTATTTCAATAATTCATCCACTCCATTCTTGGAAAGATTTTTTTCAATCTCTGAAAATAAAAGCTGGTACTTAGTTGCGATCGCTAAGGTCTTTACAATCTCTCCACCATTTTCGGTAATAAGATCACCGATTGAATGAGCCAAAGTAGTGATTTCTAGCTTGCCCATTTCTTGAATCGACTGGTTGTCGAATAATGCTAATGCATTGTTACTATTAATTAATTCCATAATGATTTAAAAGTTTAAAATTTAAAAATTGAGAATTTTCTTTAGCCTCCTCCTTTGCAATGTATTTATTTGCTTGAATAAGGTCTTCAAATTTCATTGTAATGAAATAAGTACCGGTACCGTGATACCGGAATGCCATCCGCCAAATCATAATAAATAAACGATAAAATAAGGTAATAGGAAAAAGGCCACAGTGCAAAAAATAATAAAGCCAAGGGCCATAAATAAGCACTCAGGATCTTCCTTGTGCCGTTCGATGATGTACTGAATTGTTTTTTTCATTTTTTGATAAGGTTTATAATAGCTTCGTTGCTATCGTGATGTAAAATTAGAAAAACTTTTCGAATAAAAAAACTTTTCTATCTTTTTTTTTCAATCAAAACAAAAATCCCCACCGATATAATCAGCAGGGATTCGCTTCACTTTAAACCTATCTAAACAAACTTATGAAAACAACTTATGAACAAATTTAATAAATTTTTCCGTCTTTTATCTGAAAATTAAAAACTTTTGATTTCCCCTCGGTAATTTCTACGATGGCAAAACCATTGTTATGCTGGGAGAATGGCATATACTTTGGAGATAATACGGTAAGGCATCCAGTAGTGTAAGTATTAATAAATTCTTTAAAGGCCGTTTTCTTTTGCGTAGTCGATGTTCTATGAACGTGGCCCATTAATGTATTGCATAAGGTTTTATTCATTAGATTCTGCGAAGGATTAATACCTCCGGCACCATAAAGCTCGTGTCCGTGAACCACCAACAAATCCCCCATTTCCATACCTTGCCAATCCTCAACAATATTGAATTGTAATTTATCAAGGTTAAAAAAGATATTAAATTGTAATTCGTGCAATTGGGCAAACTCATCCGCTTGCATTTGTAAAGACCTGGCCCAACGTTGTTCGTGATTTCCTAACTTGTAATATATTGGAATCGTTGGAAATAGATCACGCAATTTTTTAAGAAAATCCCTGGACATATCAACTTCCCTTTTAAAATTTCGCAAATCTTTATCTTTTTCGTGCCGGCTAATTGAATAAAAATCCATTATATCCCCATTCAAATAAAGGCAATCAATTTGCGAATTTTTTAAATGTCTGATAGCAATTGTCAAAGCCTCTAACGAATGGTATGGAAAATGAATGTCTGATAAGATTCCAATCTTTTTTAAATGACCTGGTAACTTTGCTGATTCATATTCTTTTGACAATGATTCTGCAATTCCGAAATTGTCAATTAAATCAAGGTCGTAATTGATAACATCTTGTATTTTTACTGAACCTTCAAGATATTCTTGTGATCTCTCACTCTGAAGAATATGATTAACGTTCATAAATTTTTTCATATGCTCCCAATTAGCATACCCATATTGATTATGGAATTTTTCACAAAATTCTTTCTTTCCTAATTTGGAACTATAAAAATGATTTTTAATTGTTTCAATCTTATGGAATTGATTCATTATCGTGTCATTTGGTAATCTTCCATCAATTCATCCACTAAAAATTCGATATTGTTCATCACTTTCATACGAAGAACAAAGCCAGCATCATCCACATATTCAATATTTGTCATTACATCCATCATTGTATTAAGCAATTCGGTTGTTTTTTCGGATTTACTCATTGGTTTTTCCACAGGTTCTACTTTTATTTCGTACATAATATTCCAAATATCAAAATCATAAATAATAAACTATTGCGTTGCCAACCATTACGCTTCCTTTTTTCTTCGCTTCTAAGGAATGATTTTTTAACCTCTAAGGTATTATTATTACTTAGATATAAAGAATCTTTTAGAATCGAGATTTGACCCCTATAAATTGAATCTTTGGCGATTAACAACTTGCGTTCTTTTAAGTCGTGAATAATTACATCGACTAAATCAGAAGATAAACAAATTTGTTTACCGGAATTTGGAATAGTTTTTAAGAAATTCTGACCTTGTACTATCATCGTAGGAATAAGGAATACGATTAATAGCAGAATCGATTTGTAGTATTTTGCGATCATTGTTTTCGATTAAAAATGAATGTTTAACCTGGTCTTTTTTTACCCAATTTTTATAAAACCAAGCCGAAAAAAATAAAAGCAGTAACATCGTTACCGCCTTTAAAAAATTAAGATACTCTTCCAAAATAATAATCAGCTTCCGTCTTTCTTCTTTCAGTTAATCCTTTTAATACTTTGCCTCCGCATTTATTCCATTTAACAAATTCATCTTTAATCAATGGATCATTTGGATCTGCATTTACTTTTTTGAGCAATGTGCTTGACTTTAAAGACCCAGCACCCAAGTTGTAACAAAACGAAACCAAGGCATCAAATTGATTTTGATTGATGTCATCACGACAAAACGAATCCACACTATGCTCATAATGTTTAATTATATTTAAAAATATTTCAGTTGCCCTGGCTTCACTAATTGGCGGATCAGTCATTTTAACCTTTGTGCCATCCGGATAATAAGTACATCCGATTGATATTGTCGGAATGCCAGCCGGGCATAGATATGGTTTTAATGTGATGCCTTCAAATAGTTTTATCAATCTTAGACCTC